CTTACGTTTAGCAGTAGAACTATACCTCAAGGTAGTGGCAACCCAATTGACATTATGAGTTGGAAATTCTACATGCCTATCTGGATTAGTGGCCCTGCAAAAATTAGAAAATTGGGAATCATTCACAAAATTATTGCAAGTATATTCCAAGGTAATGCACTAACTGACATGCAAGATGACCAGTTACTGCTAGGTACTAGGCAGAAGATTACTCCGTATGGTTATAAATTGTTATTGATTGGTAATTCACTACAGATATTACCCTCAACTCAAATCTTTACGCCCGGTAATAATTCAACTGATGTACCTGTAAACCCGGATACGGAAGTTTACTGGACACCTGTGTTGGGAATGTATGGCACAATAAAACCAGGTATAAGCCAGATCTGGTTGCAGAATCCATATATGGACACAGAGATTGCAGGTACTATTACATTCAATCCAATTGACGATAGATTATTGATATTTGAAATTGACACTGACACCTTGCCACAAAATACATTAACTCCTGTAACCAGTGTTATCAATCCACAAACTAAGGGTCCAGGTCATGGTTTGCCAGTTGCTATCAATGGACAACGTTATTTGATTGTAGAAGATACACCCGAGTCATCAGAGGCTTGGGGGATAGTAAGTGCTAAAGCCAATGATATTATTCAATATAATAGTACCACAGGTTTATGGAGTGTTAGTTTTGATAGTACAACCACTGATGTACAATATGTTACTAACTTAACTACTCAAATTCAATATAGATATTCAGATAGCATGTGGGTGAAATCATACGAAGGTTGGTACGATCAAGGGGATTATTCTATCGTCATCTAATACTGTGATAAATCATAGTATGAAAGACAATATAGCAGCCGGTATCTTTTTCTACGCAAGTGATACAAAAAGATTCTTGTACTTACTACGTAACGATAATAAAAACCCGGGCAACTGGGGAATACCCGGCGGCAAAATAGAAAGTAACGAAACACTTTTTGAAGGTGTTGAAAGAGAATGCATAGAAGAAGTATCGTTCTTCCCTAAAAATGCTAAACTTGTTCCTATTCAAAAATTCATAAACAATACATTCACATACCATACTTTCTTTTGTAAGGTTGACAATGAGTTTGTTCCCGTACTCAATGAAGAACATTGTGGTTATGCGTGGACTGACTATGAGCACTATCCCAAGCCAATGCATCCAGGTTTATTTAATACTGTGAACTTTGATGTTGTGCAAGAAAAGTTAAAGAAACTCATAAAAAAAGCCGCTTAATGCGGCTTTTTTGTTGATGCTTAAAAATATTAAGCGTTAGGAATAGTTACATATCCTGCAGGAGCAGGACTTACAAATGTCCATGGCACAGATGCACCTGTAGCAAATGCAGTACCGTTGCCCTGTGTCACTGTAACTTTGTGAGCACTGATCTTAGTAACAAAATATGTGCCATTAGTAGTGTCTGTAGCAGTGATAGTCATTTCCCCTTGTGCTGATACTGCACTATCTTTTAATTTGCAAATAGCTGTACCGTCCGCTGTTCTAACTTTGAAACGGCGAGCACCAACTTGACGAATGATATCTGCCCGCTGACTTGTCCCACCTGTTGTAGTTTTTGCAAAAAGTGTGATAGCATTTTCTTGATTGGTTGAAGAACCTACTGCACCACTGTCTGTTGTTAGAACTGCGGTAAATGTTAATGTACCTTGCACACCGCCAACGCTTTCCGTAACAGCAGGAGCTGATGTATAACCAGAACCTTTTTGAGTAACTTCAATCGCTGTAATGCTGTTGCTTGCACCAAGTGCAGAAACTCTAGCAGTAGCTTGTACACCACCTGGTAAATTAGGAGCACCAATATTGATTGGATCGTTAAGAGCGTAACCTGTACTATTGTTTACACCACCAAGTGTAATACTAGCTACACCTTGCCCACCGATATTATCATCGCCGGCTCCTGTAGTACCGATGTTACGGTTACCGAAATATTTTTGATTTAAACTGCGTGCCATTTGTTTTTCCTTTATGTAATGACCGTTCTAGGGCCTACGCTGTGGACATACAGCATAAGTTAAATGAACAATGTATTTATCTTAGAACGTAGATAATGCAACACGTTTCCATACGTTCGTAGAGGTACAAACATAGATGTAGTCAGCGTCCCAACAAATTTGTCCTGGGGTACCAGTACTAGTACTAGTTTGTGTAGTAATAGCTGACTTAAATAATGTACCAACTTCAATTGCACCGGTAGTAACTAGTACCCCTACATTTAGTGTATTAGTAGTTGAATTATAAGTAAAATCACTTTCAGATGAAACTACATTGCCTGTTGTAGAAGTATATAGGACTGCGTTAGCTGAAGTTGAAAGTAATGTTAAATTAGAACCAGTGATGCCATCAAATTCTACGTTAGCTGTGTTTGCTACGCTTTGACCAATACTTATTTGACCATTGGCTGCGTAAGTAATACCTGTACCTGCACTAAAATGTGCTCTAACTTCCGTAGCATTGGGTCCATTATATGTAATTACACCATTAGCGTAGGATAAGTTGCCATCTCCACCACTGTCAGTAACGCTTATAGTAGACTTCACTGTAGTTGCAAAATTAGAATCAGCAAATACGTTGGACCAACTAGTATTGGTTCCATCATTGGTTAAAAATTTACCAGTTGTGCCAGTTGATATTGATGCTACGCTACCACCGGCAGCTATAGTAGTCCAACTTAAATTATTTGATCCATCAGTAGTTAATACTTGACCGCCTGACCCACCGGTGATTATTAAATTACCAACACCACCTAATTTAAGTTTGTTGGTTGGGTAGTCTCCGCCATTGCCTAAACGATTGCCAGTCCAATTGACAAGCGTGTAGGCTGCAACACCGTTACCATCTCCTACAATAAGCTGACCAGTACGAATGTTTTGTATGTTGAATACGGTGTTTCCTGCTCCAGCTAGGGGTGCAAATATTTTTGTATTCGAAGGACCGTCTGGAACTCTGCTATTGATTAAAGATACTTCAGACAGTATTTCAGTTTGAGTAGTGAAGCTACCCTCAGGAATTTGAACTTTTACAGGATCATTACCAATATAAACTTGTCGAGTATCAGTTGAGAAACCGATCTCACCAATATCAAGTTGTGGCAAATCTGTGTTTTCGCCAGTTCTATGTTGGATTTTAGAAATTTGTACAATTGCCATAGTATAATCTTTATGTGATTATACTATTTATCTTGTACTACAGGAACTGCATATAGTACTGTTCTACACGCTTAAACCATATATCAGTATATTTGTCAAACTCAGAACCTTCTACTATGAATTCCTGATAAAGATTATCAGCAGAACACATAAAAATCACACCCTTACGTATCTTTGTGCCATGAACTTCGTTATGAGCATTAGCATAAGCAGTTAGTTGGACAAAGTAATCATCGATCCATTCACGTTTTTTAGGCTTGTTTGTCTGCTTATGATCCATGATAGCTTCAGCTCCATCATGTATGCCACATAAGTCAGTAGTACCTGCATAAATCTTTGGGAAGTATAACGGGACTTCTGTTCCCCAATATTCATTGCACTTGACAAGTCCTTGCGTAATGATAGACTGAGCCATTTGATGACTCTGAATACTGTATGGATTAGACCCGGGTTCTCCAGTAGCACCAGTCTTTATATAGTTCTCAAGCCACTTGTGCATACGTGTTCCACGACCAGCAGCCTCAGTAGTAATCTCTTGTGCTTTTTGTACACCGACCCGCTTACGCCAGTTTTGTAATGCTTGTTTAGATTCTTCTGATTTAGTTGCGTCTAGTATTGTAGTAACGCTTGGGAGCTTCTCACCATCGGGTGTTGCGTATCTACGCTTGCCATCGATTTCTACCCTGCTCATGGGTACATAGTTATATTTGTTTGGATTGTACATTATAGTCAATTATAGTTGATTATAGTACCGTTGTCAACTAGATTCGGAAACTTTCGCCACAACCACAACGGTCACGTTCGTTTGGGTTCTTGAATTCAAAACCCTCATTCAACCCATTGCGTACATAATCAACTGTCATGTTTTGTAAGTATACATCGTGTTTTAAATCTACTAGCACAACAAATTCTGGTTGCGCATAGTTTATCAATGATGTGTCATGTACGTATTCATCAACATATTCTAATACATATGCCAATCCACTACAGCCGGTAGTTTTCACACCAATGCGAATGCCCACTCCGCCTCGTTTCTCTAATAATTTTTTTATTTTGTTTTTAGATGTGTCAGTAAAGTTAATCACTGTATTTGCTTCTGCGCCATGCCTTGGCGTATCTTTTCATTTTCGTCTTGTGATTGATCTACTGCTGTATCTACATCACCTTCTTGACCCTTGAACGTAACGGTATCATCACTAATGTCAGCAATGATATTACTTAGGGGTTCTTTTTTAACCATGTCAAACAAATCAGCTTTGTCTAAGCTGATTCCGTTTTTGTTTAATATTGTTAGAAACTCGTCAGTGGTCATTGGCTCATTAATGGATTTAAGTTGGTTCGCTACCGCAACCAACTTAACTCTTAATGGATCAGCATCACTGAACTCAAACAAACGCATGTTTATCGCTTTGCACGACCAACTGATGGCATTGGTTCTTCTGTCTCTTCTGGAGGTAATTCGGCGGGCATTTCTTCGCCACCCATATCAGCACCCATATCAGAACTCATGTCTCCACCCATATCAGCACCCATTGCATCACCAGTCATATCGCCACCAGCTGGGCCCATACCACCAAAGCCTGCACCTTGACCTGTAATGATACCAACTGCGCCCTGTAAGCCTGTCTTGGATTGAGTGATAGCTGCCTGTAATGAAGTCAATGCTTCTGATACTTGACTACTGAATTGTTCACCTTCACTAGTACCAAACTCAGAATTAACACCATCAACGACTGCTGGCAATTCTTTAACTAACATATCTGATACTTGCTCAACCATCTTTTGCATTGTATCAACCATTTCTTGTGCGGC